ACCATAGGCTTTTGGACTGTGGTGCGTTTGCCATTCTCCTCGACCTCGAACTCATCGGTTTGATCGGGCAACTCAAAGGTCAAGCGGACTTTAGGTGTCCACTTCTCTTGGTTATCCCAATTGGTTTTCTGGTGGCCTAGGTCAACTAGGCTGTAGAGAACGCCTACAGTTGCTCCCGCTTCTGGTAGTTTGCGTTCTTGTTTTGCTGATTCACTTAATGTTAGTGCCATGTTATTTCTCCTTTATTTATTTGGGTTGTTTATGTTGGGGGTAAGTTCGTCAAAAGCTGGGGACTTAACGTAGTAGCCCTGCGCGATGGTTGCGGTCTTTGCATACTCGATAGTGACATTTGCAGGCGCGATCTGTCGAGCTAATTCACAGACGCTGTCAGCGGTCAGTATGACCAGCCATTCCTTGCGTCCGTTACGGCGGAAGAATACGGATGGGATCTTGCCATTCGGACAATCACGCTTGGATTGCTCCATCCACTCTTCGGGTTTGAGTGCTTGGCAACGCTTGCCCTCGATGTGGAAAGGAAAGTTCTCGCAGACCACATCACCGCTACCACCCTCTGGATTGCCTGCGAACTGTTGGCTACGGCGAGCCTTCTGCCATCCCTGCTCCCGCAGGTAGTTTGCTAATTCTCTCTCACCCGCTGCACCTTTAGCTCGACTATTGATTTTGCCCATCCATCGGGTTTAGCTGTCAACCCGCGATGGTGTCGATATATATTTTAATCTATTTTAGTTCCGCCAAGTCTTATTAGCTTTACTAATATCCTCATTAAATCGTCTAATCATTGCCATCATGGTCAGCTTCTCTACGATCTTCTTGTTTTTCTTGACCCAAGCCACAGCCTCATCAAAGGATTCTGCATCCTTCAGCCCTTCTTCAAATTTGGCCCAAGCCTCTTTCTCGTTCACAAGCTTTGGAATACACGCCAGTTCTGGCCTGTCGATGGGCAAAGTTTAGTTGTTATGCTTTTGCACTTGGCGATGGGCAACAACCAGAACAAATCATCGTTCATACCCCAGCAGGCAACGTAATCCACGCCACTGATAGCGCGCTTGGGGATATTAAATCCATTTCCACTACTGGTAGTGAAGCGGTACTTGGTGCGCCCAGGTTCTACAGTCTGCGCGGTCTTAACTTGGATGCGGAAGAACTTATTGTTCTTCTCTGCCACCACATCGTACCCCGCAAAATCCTCGTAAGGCGTAAGCACGTTGTACCCGCACCGTAGCAACGCGCCAGTGACGCGAGCTACCCCTACTGCTCCGACTTGGCGTGATGTTAATTTCATCCTTGACGGCTTTCGGTTTGTACTAGAGACTTTTCCCAATGAAAGCAATAATAACTATGACACTGACGGCGATGCTGATGGCATCGGTGATGGCGGAAGATGATGATGCTGACGCTGCTGATTTTGTGGGAGCAGTGTTAAAGCGCAATGGATTCTCATGTGGCCGAGGATGCGTAATATCAGAGAATGGTGGAATGGCTTATTCATCGTCATCTGGTAGGTCAATAATTTCAACTGAAGGTTTTTACTATAAGTCTGGAAGTAGTGTTGTTGGAAAAGATGCAACATTCATATCGAAGTCTAGGAATTTCTTTTATGGAACTTCCGCAACGATTAAGGCTGGTTCTGCCTATATGAATGGAGATGCTGTTTGGGTTGGATCTCAAGAAGAGGATAATGATTAAGCTCCAAATATTGCGAGCCTATTTCGTATTCTGTTTTCGAGTCCACCAATAAACTTCTTTCTGGCTGGGTTGCGTTGAGCCATTCGGTATTCGTCCTCAAGCTGGGCTTGGCTGGCTGCACGCATTAACGCCTTTGGCTCAACTTGGTTGATGGCCTGCAATGTTTTTGGACCTAATCCTCCGTCTACCGCTACCTTCTGCCCCAGCGTGTTCAATCCTTGCTGGATGTACTTCGTTGCACCGCCCATCCCGCGATTAAACGCGAGATCCTGTGCGAATGGTTGGACTTCTTGGGGGAGTTTAGAGACGAATGGGCTGGTGTACTCTTTGACGTACTGCGCCGCAGCCTGCGCTCTTTCTTGCGCTGGGAGCGATGAGATTCTTTTGAAGGCATCTGGATGATACTTGTCGTTAATACCCGCAACCTCAAAATTACCACCCATATCTCCTGCTGGCAATTTATAGACTTGCACGTTGCCCTGCTTGTCCTTCCTTGCCTCAAAATCAATCGTCTTTAACGCTGCTGTTTGTAGCGCATCTTGTTCTGGTTTTGTTTTCATAGGTTGCTGTTCCTCTATAAATTCAAGTGTTGGCTGTTCTGGCGTGGCTTGCGGCATTTGCTTGGCGTATTCTCTGGCCTTCTCAATCGGGGCTATCCTTCTTATCTCTTCTGGCACTGGCTCGTATCCAGTTCCAGTAAGTTCTCTTGCTACCATATCGTTTCTCAAGGAGACATCCTTGGATGGGTTTACTGAAAATTTCATTGCTTTTGGCCTCGCTTAATTTTTGACTCATTACGAATTAAAAATTCTTTTCTTGCGTCACTACCAACCTGAGAATACGCGCTCTTTAATGCCCTAACCTTATCCTCACTTCCAAGCCTCTTAAAGCCATCATCACCAAGCAATGCTTCAGCAGCAGCGCGGTTGGCTCGGCCTCTTATCTTTGAGTATTTTTCATACAACTCTGGAGACAGTCTGTACTTTTCGTTGCCAATCATAAATTGCTCCAAAGGCTTCGGTGGTATCACGTCTCCATTTTCAGTTTCCTTGAATAGTTTATAAATTGCCAAGGTGGTTTTATCGTATGTCGCTTCCCTTGACTTGGTGAAATCAAAGAAGTTGTACATTACTGGATCAGCACCTTCTGGTGTCTGCGGTATTTCCCTTCCCCATATATCAATCTTTCTTGGCAAATCCTCTGCATAGCCAGGAATCTTTCTCTTGAGTACTTCGCCAAATAAATTTAGTGTTCTTTCTGTCACATCCTCACCCTCAATGTCTTTAATCTTTATTTTCTCTGGCAATGAATCGCTCATAGCTCTTGAGACAGCACCAAGCGTATTTGGGAATGCTATTGAAGATACTGTTCCAAAGTAATTGGCAATCCACTTATCCATCCTGTCCCTCTTGCCATCCAGCATGGCCGAAAGAAGACTGTTTGTTCCCTTCAAAAAGCTTTGATTCATAGCAAAAGAAAGCGTTTCTGGAACAAGTGCAGTCAAAAATTCTGGACTTATAAATTCACCCTTGTCTGTTGCCTTACTTGCCTCATTCCAAGTTGCAAGCATTCCGCCAACAATCCCCATTTTCTCAAGATTCATAACGCGATCACCAAGCTGGAGGTCTGTCGAATCGCCTTCCGCAAATCTCTCCAGCGCGCTAAGGTTTATTGTTCGTGGAGGAAGCGTTTTGTATTGTATGTCCCTAGTCTTTTCGGAGTCTTCTGCCGACCCGCCAATCACCCCAGCGTCCGACAATGTTTTTGCAACTGCCCCTATGGTTAGGCTTGTTAATGTTTTTCCTATTGCCATGTGTACGCCTCTAGCGTCCTTGGATTGCATTGCTGGTATTCCCTTTGTAACGAGCGCATAACCAGGAAGCGAGTAATCAAGCATTTCATCGATCACATTTGCTGGTGTCTTTGCGTATGGGATAATTGTCTTCCCAAGAGTCCTCGCCAATCCAACCCTATTACCAAGGCCAAACATATTTGATACGCTCAAGGCTGCTCTTGATAGTGGTGTGTCTTGCTGGAACACGGCTTCTGCTGCCTCTTGTTCTATTTTTCCTAAAGCTTCCGCTGATGGAAGTCTTGTTGCTACGGAAATTTCTTTTCCAAGCTCTCTTTTCCCAATCGACTCAATTTGACTTCTAATGTCTTGTATTTTTGCTGAGTCAGTTGCTGTTGTTTTGGGTTTTGATAACAATTTTGAAAGCTCATTATTAAGAGATGAAATCTTGGATACTCTTTGAAGCTGTGCAGATTCAGCCAAAAGCCTTGCTTGAGCCATTCTTCTGAATGGAGTATCGCCAAGCTGAAGTAGGCGTAACATTGTTTCTGGCGGAACGCCAAGCACCGTTTCGGCGGCCAGTCTAGCCCTATCAAGCCCAGCCTGTCCCAATCCTTTCCATCCGTTGAGAACTGGCTGAGCCAAGCCAGATCCTGTCCAGAATTGTCTAAACGCTTGGGCTGGCTGGAATCCTCTTATTTTCTCTCCAGACAATAACCCTTCGGCACTGATGCCTCTTTTTAGACCAGCCAATCCTTCTCCGCCTCCACGAACAAATGCCTTAACTGTTTCCCCAACTCTTCTTGCTCCAGCCAAAGATATTGGTGAGGACACAGTTCTTTCTGCAACTGGAAGCCCAACTGATTTCTTGAATGCTCTTGCCACCTCTTGGCTTATAAACGCACCTTGTCTTCCCATTGTTCTAGGCAATGAACTTACCGCATTGCTCCAAAGATTTGTGACCAATGACAATGGAGCAAGAAGATTTCCTTGTATTACAGTTGGCAAAGTTTCGGCAAAAAACTTTTTTGGAACAAGTCTTGACTCAAAGTTCTGGAATCTAAACGCACTTTCAACAAATCTTTTCTCTGCTTGAATTGCTTTCTGTATGTCAACATCATCCAGCGTATTTCTTGCTCTTTCCGCAAGAGTTTCATAGGTTGACCTAGTTCTTGCTTGAAGCTTAAAAAGATTTCTGGCTTTTATAAGAAGAGGCTGAGTAAGGGTTCTTCCATTCTTATCAAGAAAAACGCTTAGTGTGGCAAGGTATCCATTTTGGGTTGCCGATGGAAGAGTCCTCATTGCTGCAACAGTTTGAGCAGCTTCTGTAGGTAGTTTTATTCTGGTCTTTGCAAGATCAATCAATGACTTGACATCATTCTGTTTTGATGCTCGGTTGATTAGTTCGGCATTGGCAACTACTTTTTGAGGAGCAGTTCCGCTTTCAAAAATTCCTCTTACAACATCATCGGACTCGTTTGCTAGGGCATCTTGCAATGCCTTCTGACCGAACTTTGCGTACTTTATATCCTCACTCTTTGCAAGCTGTTCGCGCACTTCTCTGTTAAGGAATGGATCTTTCACCATCTTTACTCCAGCTTGTCTATATCCAATTCCCTTTGGTGTGGCAGGCAATTCAATTGGCAATTCAACTGGAGCAACGCCTGCCCTTGCTGCTGCTTGCTCTGCCTTTGGAGCAACAGCCTCAACTGCCTTCGGCAAAGCACCCTCAACCGCTGGGGCAACAGCAGGAGCAACAGCTTCAGCAACTTGAGTGGCTGGGCGAGTTAATGCACCACGAACTCCTTTTGCTAACCCAACCAACCCTCCGCCAGTAGGCGTAAGAATGGATGCAGCCGTTGTGGTTATTGGATACTTCTCAACATCACGCTGTAATACTTCGCTGATGCGAGCCATGCGCTCTGGACCTAGCAACGCTTTACCAGCAGCCTCTTGACCCTTCTGGCCTGCAATAAATCCACCCACGCCAGCAATTGCTCCTGTTACTAACTTGGGAACAATGCCACCAGGAGTAAGAGCAGCAGCAGTTTCAGCAGCAACAGCACCAGTAGTTGCTGGGATTACTTGGCTTGCAACAGTGCGTGCAATTGCGCCTAGCCTGCTAGGTTCTTCTGGTTCAAGTTCAAATGAGTCAACATTGCCATCCTTGTCAGCCTCAAAGCGCACCACCTTGCCGTCCTTGTTTCTACCAATAGCAAACCCAACTCCAGTAGCCTTATCCGTTCCAGACGATACTGTTTCAATGCCCAGCCTCTGCGCTTCCTTGACTGCTGGGATTGCTGGTGTTTCGATAATGCCTTCAGCCAACGCCTGCGCTGTTGGCTTGTATCCTTCCGCTATCGTGCCATCTGGCCTGCGGATCGTACCCATCGCGTCCACAGCCTTGCCAGCCTCAATGGATGCTTGCTGTGGCGTTGCGCCAGCTTGTAGTTGACGCTGTGTTTCTTGCTGCAATACAGCTTCACGCTCTGGAGAGATAACATCCTCTGGCGCACCACCAGATGCCAAATAATCAGACTTGGTTAAATTGCCAGCTTCTTCTTGTGAAAGTGGAGCAAACTCTAAATCTTGTTCCTGCTCTGGAACGAACTCAAGCTCTGGCTCTATAGCCATTGCTTACTGCCTCGCTTGCAGTCTACCTGGTTTTCCGTTGATATAAATGAGTTGCCCAGGCTTTACGCCTGCCGCCTTTGCTTCTTGGAGGCTCTTAAAGTTCTTTGGTGCTTCTGGCTGTGCCTGTGCTTGGGCTGGAGTCCCTGGAGCAACTTGCGGTGCTGTTTGCGGCGTGGCCTGTAACGGCATTGCTTCAGATTGATAATCTGGAACATTCGTTTCCATCTGACCCGCCTGTCTGTTGAAGCCAAGTTCGGCCAGCTTGTTCCTATAGACACCAGCTTCAGTCTCTATATCTTTTAGGACATCAGCGCGTGGCTTTGCCCCAATCAATCCAAGCCCAGCTTCCATAGCAAATGTACGCTTATCGCCCTTTGCCATTTCAATCTCTTGCTTTACTTTATCTTTTTGTAATTTCTGAAGCCTGTCTGTAAGCTCTGCTCGCTGGGCTTCTACTTCTTCATTCTGCAAGCTTTGTTCATTACTAATATTAGATCCAATCCCAGCAAGATAAGGAGCAAACGCTGGATCTTGGCTTAATGCAGGAAGATCCTTTAGCTTTCCTTTAACCTTTAATCCGCCCTTCTCAAAACTAAAGTCAACATCTGGCTGTTCCTTGAGTGCCATTGCACGCTCTTCGAGGGCTTGCTTTCTCTGCGCTTCGGCTACGGCCTGCTTCTGAAGCTCGTCTTGGCGAAACATATTCATCAATTCTGGTACATCTAATACTGCCATAAATCTCCTTATATCTTGATTAAGTTGCCAAGGCCAGTAGCAATCTGACCAAACTGTTCAGCCCCACTTGGCTGCCTAGAAATTGCGCCAATCTGCGCACCATAGGTGCTTGCTCCGTAGTCAGCCTGCGAGCGATAAAGCTGGTTAAACGCATTGGTAAGCTGTACAGGAATCTGTTGGTCAACCGCCTGGAAGAAAGGCTGATATGTAGAAGGCTGTTGGTTAAAGCCGCCAGGTAGAGATTGATTGGCTTGGATGTAGTTCTGGAAAGCTCCCTGCTGTTGGGCTGTTCGCTGATTTGCAAGATTGTAGATGGAAGGTCCGCCACCAATAAAGTTAGCAGCTGCACCTAGTCTGTTTTGACGCAATGCGTCACGGAACGCTATATCAGCTTTGAGCGCATCACCACTTGATAAGCCAGATCCAAGGAAGTTCTGAGCTGCTCCGTAGCGTGCAAGCTTGCGTTGCTCGCCAGCAGAACCGATCTCTGCGGCTTCTTGCACTGCTGGTCCAAGGCCAAATATATTGCCACGGGCAGTCTGTGCGGCTCGGATAGATTGCTCGTAGCCACGCCGTTCTTCCGCACCAATGGTCGATCCAAGGCGAAGCTGATTAAGAGCCTCGTCCTCGATGGTCTGACGCAGTTGCTCAGTCTCTGGCGTGGTTGTAGGTCCAATTGGCTGAGTAGCCAATTGGCGATACTGTTGACCTAAGCCAACAGCGGTCTTGTAGGATTCTGGATCAATCTGATAAAGCTGTTGCGAAGCACGCTCTTCGGGCAATTGGGCAAAGGAACGGAATGCGGTAATTTCCTTTAGTCCTTCGGGGCTATCAATTGTAATAGGCTTGAAATTCTTTTGCATGTCCTGCGCCCCAGTAACTGCGCTGGTTACGCTCTTTAAGTCATCACTGAGTTGCTTGATGAATACATTGGATGAAGTCCTGCGAGCATCATTTGCTGGCAAGCCAGCAACAAGCTGATTTGCAGCATTAAGTCTTTCTTGAATGCCAGCGATCTGCGTATTACCGCGCTTGATGACATCGTCTAATTTCGATGATCTTGAATTGTTGTAATCATCGACGATCTGCTGATCGGACACTTGGAAGTTAAGCATTGTTCCTAGATCAGACGATCCGTAGTTGCGTGAAGCGGAAAGTTGTGCCAAGGCTTGATTGAATCCAGGCCCAGCAGGACCAGCAGCCCCGCCAGCCGTATAGCCAGACTCGCCACCAGTTAAGGCTTTGATTTGCTCAGCAAGTGAATTGTATGTTTTTTCTTGAGAAAGTTGCTGGTCTACTTTTGCTTGTAACGCATCAATTTGTGGCTGCGTTAATGCGCGAACTCTATTAGAAAATGCTTCTTCAGTTTTTTGGTTTATTATTGGGATTAAAGCTGACCCCTTCAGTATTTGTCTTCCCTCACCAGCTTTTACTTGTTCGTAATTATTCCGATCTGCAATTTGATAAATTCCTTCTGGACGAAGATAGTAGTTTGCTTCTGGGTTTATTGATGCTGTGTTTACTCCAGCAAGTCTTTCGTACATATATTAAGCCTTTAATTAAGTATTGCTTACGTTTTTTCCAATTGTGCCGTAGAAATCAAAAGGTCCTGGCTGACGGTTAAACGCCACATTCTCTTCTACCGAGCCGTAAGGACTCTGGCCGTAAAGCTGTGCAAACTGCCTAGTCATCTGATCGCCCAACCCGCGATTCAAGGCATACGCCTGTGGGCTTTGTTCATACGCCCTGCGTAACCCTTCCAGCGTCCTCTGCGGACCGTATTGACGTTCTAGCTGTAAGCCAGCCTGTATTCCAGATTGCTGATCTAATGCTGACAACTGGCGTTCCAATGCACGCTGTTGAGGCATATACTGCGCACGCAACCTGTTTTCAACAGCAGCCATTTCTGGCAATTTGCTGATGTATGTATTAACATTCTCGCGATATGCATCTGCATTAGCCTGCGCCACCGCTGCTGGATCGGGCGGAGGAGGCGGCGAAGGAATAGACGGTGATCCACCCACGGTGTTAAACCTTTGCCTTTCGCATAAATGTCATATAATCATAACTCCTTGGTTTGCCAGAACGATTAAAAGTGATCCGCTTGCGAGGACCAAAACGCTCCCAAAGGAGCAACAGCAAGCATCGTAAGGATTTAGCACCTTTTGATGAGATCGTCAAGTCAACAAAGACATTCTCACCATCTTCGCTATGCACATAATGATTAGGCTCTTGCCCATCCTTTAGACACCTAGCCAAAGCCACGCCTGCAATGCCGTCCTTATCCTTAACAATCCCAACCATGCCCTGCTTCTCGAACCAGCCATACCAATCGGCCAGATTAGGCCACATAGCCTCTGGAACGCTGCTTTGCTCAATATACTCAATAGCCGTCATATCGTTTGCTGGATTAGGATTGTATCTGGATTTGCCGCAGCCGTGATCTGGCGGATCGCCATCTTGTTTGCTGGGGTAGAAATCTTGATGTTAAGCAAACGCCACTTCTCGTACTTGCGCAGGTCGCTGGCAAGCTTCTTTTTGACTGATGTTGGGAGGACTGCTGGAAGCGTGAATGGGAGAGTTAGAACTGAGCTTGCAATATTTATGTTGGACGCAACGTCAATGTCGCCAACGTCAATGTCGCGCTGGATTGCAATAGTGGCATCGGATGAAAAGGAGTTGTCAAAGATGACCTCGAAATGCGAGCCGTATTTTAGCGAAAATGGATCTCCAAAATTAAAATCCTTTGTACGCACATAAGACTGGTAATCAGTTCCAGCGTCCTGATAATCTGCGGACGTAGTGCCAGCGGGAGACTTGTAGCCAGCATACTTCTCGATTATGCCATTGGTCTTCTTGAACATCGCCCTAGAGCCTTCTTGATTAAAGTTCGTAAGCGTGAACTGCATAACCTGCGGAGTCCAAGTTCCCTCGAATGCGTTTAACGCCGTGTTGTAAACCAAGAGCGTGTCGTTGTAATCGTTTGATCCAGTAGGTATGGCGAGGAAGTAACGGTTATCGTAGTAGATTGCTGTAGCCACCCTAATAGAATCCGTGTTGATGCTCTGGATCACATCCTTGACAACCTCTGAAATAGGTATTCCAACTGAACTGAAATCGTCTGCCGCAGATCGAACTAGCGATCTGATTCCGTTGTCGGATAGGAATAGAATGTCGCTGCTCACTTGCACAGCAGTTCCAGTCGCCACGCATCCAGTGTTGTTTGAAATGATGGAAACAATCCAATCCGCACCAGAAGTGGCATCGCTAGGAATGTCAACTTGGAACACTCTGCGCTTCTTAAATACGATCAGCCTATTCTTGTAATAAGGAACAACTGCCGTAATTGCATCGCCATCATCGCCGTTGACAACGATGCTGTTGGTCGATGCCCACACCGAAGGATCAAGAATGTCGGAGGCATAAAGCGTGTTTCTGTTTGCACCAGAGCCAACGCCAAACAATCTATTTTCAGCGTTGACCAAAATCCTAATACCCGCTGGAGGCGCGCTGACTGTTGCTGTGGCCGTAGCACCAGAGCCATTCCCAATGATTGTAACGGTGGGTGCAGTTGTGTAACCAGATCCACCATTAACAACCGTAACGCCAGTAACAGCCCCACCAGCGACAAGTGTGATTAACTCTGGCATTGTCCCGCCAAGCGTAGGACCAGTAATGATTGCTGTTGCGCTGGTATAACCGCTACCAGCCGTCGTTACCGTAATCGCCCTAACCTTGCCACCCTGCCTTTCAACCGCAGTTCCATCCCAAAAATGCAGGTCGCTATCGGAATCAGATAGAAACATCTTGTCAACAAACTGTGCAAAAGATACCTCAATGTCTTCTGCCACGCTGTAGCCGTCTCGCCATTGGCTGGTTGCCGCTGTCCAGGTTATGTTTGTATTATTCCATTGTTGATACCCAATGTGGACTGTTGCACTTCCGCTTGATTCAATGCTGTAAAATTTACCACCAGTAACAGTCAGCAATTGCTGGTATGCTGACGTTTCATAGTATCGCATTCCGCCAACGGAAGTTGCCGAGCTGGTTGCGCCAGTTGCAAAGCTTGTCGCACCTACGCGAGTCTCAAGATTACCCTTTGGTGAAAGGGTCATATTGTACAACTCTTGTACTTGGTTCTCGGCTAGTAGGTCAGATTGAAGGCCGCTGGCTTGACCGCCAGTAAAATTGCGTATTCCGTCAAAGGACAGAACATCGTCCAAGTTGTCGCTGTATAAAGGCATTGTGCCTCCTTTAAGCCGAGAACATTTCTTCTATGGTTAGCTCACCTAAACTTTGCGGAGTGATCTGCTTCACTCCACCAACTTGGCTCAACTCGTAGTTAGCCATAGCTGCAAGATCAATATTAGCAGTCTGCGTGATGGCCTGCGCCTTGGCATACTGCCGTTCACGCTCAAGTGCGTCAGAATGCGTCAAGGCTAGAACCAAGTGATGAACGTGGGGTAGGCGAAGTTCGTCATCCAGCGCGGCTTGCGATGGAGGAAAGTCAACGATGATGTTTGTGCGAGTAAGGCACTTTAGCTTCTCCACTACACGCAATGGGATTGTGCCAGATGTGGCAAGCCTTGGGTAAAGGTTTAGCTGTGCAACGCCACTGCTGTTACGGCCAGTAAAATGATAAGTATCTGGATCTCCAGTGCGAGCATCGTCAAGCAAGCCTGGGTCTTGGCTTACAATCGTTGCTAGGTCAATCGGATCAACCTCTGCATCGTTGTAGGCTACCGATAGAGGAGTCTCGACATTTGTGCCTAGCGTGATCTGCCTGTTTGTGCCAACTGAATAGGTTGAGTTGGTTACAGTCTCACGCCAAGGCGCAAAGTCCCATACACGCCGATAGGCTAGGCTTGCTGCCTTCTGTAAGAAGGTAAGCGTATCCGAGTCGGTCTTTCCAACCTTCTCGCCAGCGTACTGAGCGATTTCAGTTAGGGTCATTTATCCCTCGCTGGATTCGTCAGCAGGAAGCGGAGTGTTGCCTTCGGCAAGCCATTTGAGATAGGCTTGATAGTCGGTGTTGGCAGGATCGAATGGAATGAATGCGTTGTCAGCAATCCTAATAACTGTTTTAACCTCGCCTGTAATATAATCCTTGTAAAGTTTATACATATTTTATAACTCGCTATTTGCTATCATTGTGCTAATCGCAAGGACTCCGTTTGCATCAGCAGTTCCAATTACCCTGCAAGTATCTGCTGTTGCTGAAAAACTTAGACTTGAACCAGCCAATATTGTTCCGCTTACGGCTGTCGGCGTTGCTCTCATATTTGTTCTGAAAACAATTGGCATCACAGTTGTAGATGCGTTTGTAGCTCTTCCACCTATTGTTAAGTTAAGGTCAGAAAAGACTTGGTAATACCTCTGACACAAAGCCAACTCCGTACCAATCGGCCTGCGCTCAAACTCGGTTGCGGTTGAGCCTGCTTCGAGTTGGACGTTGTCAATCGTCCAAGTCCCGCTGGTTTGCGCTCCAACTGTGAATACGATTTCAATTCCAGTAGTAGCGGCTGAAGGAACTGAGATTTGTGCGCTGTAGGTTGCAAGGCTAGATGTAACAGTAAATGTTCCAGTGGCAATCTGTGTGCGAGTTGGGCTGGCAAGTGTTCCAAACGCATCAGCAGTGCTGGCATAGAATGCAGTCCAGGTAACTGTGGTTAGAAGACTATTTGCAAGTTGGACTGACAGGGTAGCTGTTGAGCCAGCAAGATCAATTGTATTAGTAGCCTCAAGCCTTGTTCCAAAACCAATCGCTGTAACAGATGCCGCGCCAGTAAACCGATAGGCAAACTCGTTTGGAGTAGTTCCAGCAACACGCTGACCAGTTACATTAGCACCAGTGCAGTATCCATAAAAACGATCTACCGAGTAAGCTAGGGCAGCAGCAGCAGTAAAGGTCTGACTCGCCCCAGCATTCCTCTGATCAATCCGCATATCGCCATTGATGATGCGATTGCGGAAGCCAATCGCAGGACGAGTGTTCTGCGTTGATCCATCATTGAAAGTAATTCCGTTAGTTGCGTTAAATGTGATTGGCATAATTATCCTTCGTACATGATGTTGATTGTACCATCGTCAAAAGTGTCAGTGCCGTTGACTGTGGTGATACGAACACGGTCAAGAACACCAGAGAGATTAACGCCGCCACCAAAAGTGGCAACGCGCAAAGCATCGTTTACATACAACACACCAGATGCAACCCAAGTATTTCCAGTGATTTTTGTAAAAATCACATGACCGTATGCAGTGCTTGCCGCAGTGCCAGTATAGCCTCCGCTAGATATTCCGTTTGTAGTGTTAGCACCAGCTCCGTTTGTGGTGTTTATAACGTTTACCGAAACGCTTGCCGCGCCAGAGTTATATCCTGTGGTGGCAAAACTACCACTCCCAACTTGGAACAGGAATGCTGATGTGCCGCTTAAACTCACACCATTAAGCATCACCGTCACCCGCTTCGCCCAACTCGGAATACTGGTAAAATCAACTGCCGTTCCACTGGTAGGGGTTTGAGCAGTAGCAAGCGTAATTGCACCTCCGTTTGTAAGAGCAACCTCACCAGAAGAATTTACAGTCAGAATATCTTGAGTAGTCGCACCACTATTACCCCTCGCCAGCTTAATCGTGCCATCGGGTGAGGATGGGACGGAAAGTGTAAAGTTGTTTGTTCCAGTTGTTGACTGGCCGATTTGAACTGAGTTGGCTTTTAAGAGGCTCATAATTATCCTTCGTACATGATGTTGATTGAACCAGCATCGAATGTGTCTGTTCCGTTAACGGTAGTGATGCGGATGCGGTCAAGTGCGCCAGAGAGTGTGATAGAGCCACCGCTTATACATCCCGATTCGCCACCAGCTGCGCCAAGATTAAGGGAACAAACCCAAATGTTTCCGCTTACAAGAGTCCAGGCGGCTTGCCCGCTATACGTTGCACCTGCGGTTGTATTGTTAGGGCTAACTCCAGCAGTAAATGACGCAGCACTAATCGTGGAGCCACCATACCTCATCCCACCGCCCGAATATCCAGTTGTAACAATGCCAGTACTTGTTCCTGCTTGAAGCAGAAACGCACTAGATCCACTTAAACTCACTTCATTAAACATCACCGTAATCCGCTTCACCCAACTAGGAATGCCAGTAAAGTCAATTGCTGTACCGCTTGTAGATGCTTGAGCAGTAGCAAGGGTCAATGGTTGAGCCAACTTCGCAGTCGTAACTGCGCTGCCAGCAATCTCGGCAGTTGTAATACAATCATCTGGCAATCCGCCTGCTGAGATTCCAGTAATCGTGCCAGTTCCTGTGATTGCAATAGGCATATTAAACCACCGTCCAGACGCTTCCGTCTTGCACTGTTACAGTGCCAGTACCAATTGTGATTGGCCCTGCGGATACTGCGTTTTTGTTTGTTGAGATTGTGTATGAGGTAGTCACGGTTATATCGTTCTCCCAAAAGATTTTATCTGTTCCGCCACCCTTCGCGCCAGCAGCAGCGGCAACAGTTGACATTGTAGTAACTCTTCCCTTTGAGTCAACTGAGATGATCGGCACGGATTCATTCCCGCCATAAGTGCCAAGGGTAACGCCACTTGTTGAAAGAGTACCAGTTCCGCTGCTGATGGTAAAATCACCAGCTAAGGTTGTGGTTAATCTTGTGATTGTTGCAGTGCTTGCTGATAGAACGCTTCCATTGGCAGTTCCGTAGGAAAGATTGAATGTTCCAGAAGTTAAAGCGTCATCAAAAAGATTCTGAACTGTTACCTTCCGTGGGGCTAGAGAAGAGTCAACGCTGTCTGGAGCAATGAGAAGCAAGTCAGCCGTACCAATGGTTGTAATCTCCTGCTGGTTCTTGATGATCGCAGAATTGACAAGCGCGGTATCAATTAGGTTGTGCAGGCCAGCCGCAGTAACCGTACCGTTGGTGGAGAAGGTCTGCTGACGATTGATTATGTTTGCCATATTAAGCTGTAAACCTCAGTGCGGTTGCAAAGATTGTTCCTGCTGGAATTGTCCCAGCGGTTGTGCCTTTTCCGATTATGTTGTATTCGACAACATCCGTTGCTATGGGAAAGAAGTTTGTTGCAATTAAAGCACCAGTGCCAGTGGTTGATCCAAGGCTGTCAATTGAAGCAATCACAATGTCTCCAAGCTGACATGGCAACCCAAATGTGCCAGTTGTAGTGTCATTGGCAGCGTGTGTCAGAACTGTCCCGCCAGAGAAGGCAAACGTGCCATAGGAAACATTTGTTATTTTTGGACCAGCTAGACCGCCAATCTCCAGTGTGCCAACTGTGGCAAGACCAGTATTGTTAATTGTCGTGGAGGCAATCGTGCCTAGCGTTGCAGTTCCAGTTGACGCTGTGATGTTTGTCCCAAAGGTAACAGCACCAGTAAGTGTTGATGCTCCATCAACCGAGAACGATCCAGTGCTGCTTACGCCAGTTGTTGAAAGGGATAGCGCGGAAG